AATATTGTTAAGTATGTAACTAGACATCGTACAAAAGGAGAGGGTAGGAAAGACATAGAAAAAGTAATACACTACGCAGAAATGATTTTAGATTTATACTACAATGAGTAGGGGCAAATGATTAAAGATGATATTACAATCTCTCCTGAGAGAGACAATCTTTTTGATGAGTTAGGGATCACTCGTCTCAAAGAGGCTTACATGATGGACGATGAGATCTCACCACAAGAGAGGTTTGCTTATGTATCTAGTTGTTTTGGTTCTGATAAAGAACATGCTCAAAGATTATATGAGTATGCTTCAAAACATTGGCTTTCGTATTCAACGCCTATACTATCGTATGGACGATCTAAACGTGGGCTTCCTATTTCTTGCTATCTTAATTATATTGATGATAGCTCTCAAGGGTTAGTGGAGAATTTAAGTGAGACTAATTGGCTTTCTATGCTTGGTGGTGGTGTTGGCGTTGGTTTTGGTATACGTTCATCCGATGATAAGTCCACCGGAGTTATGCCCCACCTCAAAATGTATGACGCATCCAGCCTAGCATACAGACAAGGTAGAACTCGTAGAGGTAGTTATGCTGCATATCTAGATATATCACATCCAGACATACTCATGTTTCTTGAGATGCGTAAACCAACTGGAGATCAAAACTTTCGTTGTCTTAATATGCATCATGGTATTAATATATCAGATGAGTTTATGAGTGTTCTTGAACACTGCATGGTTAATCCATATGCTGATGATTCATGGGATCTAGTTGATCCGCATAGTAAAGAAGTACGTGATGTTGTTTCAGCTAAAGAACTTTGGCAACGGATACTTGAGATGCGTATGCAAACAGGTGAACCGTACCTACATTTTATAGATAAGTCTAACGCTGAGATGCCAGCATGGTTAAAGCAGAAAGGTTTAAAAGTAAATCAATCTAATCTTTGCTCAGAGATTATTCTCCCTACATCAGAAGACAGGACTGCCGTATGCTGCTTGTCATCTGTTAATTTAGAATACTTTGATGAGTGGTCAAAAGATAAAATGTTTTTACCAGATACTCTGGAGATGCTAGATAATGTTTTGGAAAATTTTATTCTCAACGCTCCTGATACTATTCGTCGTGCTCGTTATAGTGCGAAACAAGAGCGCAGTGTCGGAGTGGGAGCACTTGGATTTCACGCATATCTACAGAGCAAAGGTGTCCCATTTGATTGTGCGTTAGCTAAGTCTCACAACATTAGAATGTTTAAACATATTAGAGAAGGTTTAGATCAAGCTAATAGAAGTTTAGCTTTAGTGCGAGGTGAGGCTCCTGATGCTGTAGGTACAGGACTAAGGTGTAGTCATGTTATGGCTATTGCACCTAATGCTTCTAGCTCTATTATCATGGGCAATACTTCTCCATCAATAGAACCTTGGAGAGCTAATGCTTATAGACAAGATACTCTTAGTGGATCTTTCTTAAATAAAAACAAGTTCTTAGACAGTATTATTAAGACTAAGTGTGAAGAAGATACTAAGCTAAACTATGATCGCATCTGGTCTAGTATCATAGCTAATGATGGTTCTGTGCAGCATCTTAGATGCTTATCATCTGAAGAGAAAGAGATATTTAAAACAGCTATGGAAATAGATCAGAGGTGGGTAATAGAACACGCATCAGACAGACAACAATACATTGACCAATCACAATCTCTTAATGTATTCTTTAGACCTGATGCTGAGATTAAGTACTTACATGCTATACACTACATGGCATGGAAGAAAGGACTAAAGACTATGTACTATTGTCGTTCAGAAAAGATTGGTAAGGCTGACAAAGTTAGTCGTAAGATTGAGAGACAGATTATTAATGAGTTAGATATGGAAGCATTGGCATCTGGGGATGAGTGCCTTGCTTGTGAAGGATAAGGAGATTACTATGGAACTTACTGCTGAAATAGTTAGAGAATTATTATACTATAATCCTAATACTGGAAAACTTTTTTGGAAAGAAAGATCTCTAAAATATTTTAAAAGTGAACGTTTCGCACGTAGATGGAACACTAGATATGCTGGTAAGGAAGCATTTATTACTAAAGAGAAAGACTATAGCTCAAAACATGGAAGAATTAGAAGAAAAGTAGGTACAATTTTTGAAATAAAATATTACGCACATCGTATAATTTGGCTACATTACTATGGTTGTTGGCCTAAAGATCAAATAGATCACATTAATCATGATGCAACTGATAATAGAATAATAAATCTTAGAGAAGTATCTGGTTTTGAAAATCAAAAAAATAGAACACTTCAAAAAAATAGTACAACTGGATATACTGGAGTGACATGGCATAAAACTAACAAGAAATATACAGCACGTATTAAGGTTAATAACAAGGATATCCACTTAGGAAGTTATGATAATTTAGAGGAAGCAATAAAAGCTAGAGAACTAGCAAATATAAATTATAATTTTCACCCTAATCATGGTAAATAGTTATGGCTAAATTTATAATTATTATTGTAATGTTCTTTCCAAACTTTAATGATTATCTAGATGGTAATACGTTTATCGTTAGTCATAAACACGACAAAGAATTAGTGTTTGAAACTCAGGTAGAATGTTTTGAATTTGTTACAGAAAACATTAGCGATCTAGTATTGTTTGGTGAGCAGACTTACAGTCACATAGAGGGTGCAGAAGTAAGTGAGTTTCTCTGTGTGACTAAAGAAGAATCTAAAGAGTTTGAAAAAATAGAGAAAGAAGATAGAGAGGAGGGGGTTGATACGTGATTAAGTACATAGGAAGTTGTTGGATGTCTATAATGGACAATAGATACAACCCACTAAGTAATATACCAAGTATGTCAGTTAGACACATGATAATGCAAGTTCTAGCATGGATGTGGTGTATTATATTTAGTATTTATGTTGGATCTTTTGTCGTATTTGGTATATCTGCAATAGCACATATATTATTAATAGCAGGTCTATTTATAACTGCTATAACTTTTAAGTTAGCAAAAGATAAACCTGAGATATTTACAGGTGGTTTAGGAAGAGCAAAAGGGGGCGAACATGAATAAATTAAAACTTCAAGATGAACGAGAATACTTTAAACCTTTTCACTATCCTTGGGCTTATGATGCGTGGCTCAAGCATGAGCAATCTCATTGGTTACACACAGAAGTACCAATGCTTGAAGATGTTAAAGATTGGAAAAACAAACTAACTACAGAAGAGAAATATTTTCTTACTAATATATTTAGATTCTTTACACAGTCAGACATAGATGTGTCTGGTGGTTATGTAGAAAATTATCTACCACATTTTCCACAACCAGAAGTGCGTATGATGCTCACTGGTTTCTGTGCTAGAGAAGCACTTCATGTAGCAGCATACTCTCACTTGATTGAATCACTTGGTATGCCAGAAAGCACATACAACGAGTTCAATGAATACGAGGCTATGCGAGACAAACATGAGTTCTTCAAGTATCATGTATCAAAAGATAACATGCCTATACCTTTGCAGATTGCAGCTATCTCTGCATTTACAGAGGGACTAGCATTGTTCTCTTCTTTTATTATGTTGTTAAACTTTCCTAGACATGGTAAGATGAAGGGCATGGGACAGATAGTTACATGGTCTATCGTAGATGAAACACAACATGCAGAAGGTATGATCAAACTTTTCAGAACTTATGTTGAAGAAAATCGGGAGGTTTGGAATGACAAAACAAAGTCAGAAATCTATAAAACGGCAACTAAGATGGTTGAACTGGAAGATAAATTTGTCGATCTTGCGTTTAAGATGGGTGCGATTGATGGTCTTAGTCCGTCAGAAGTTAAGGAATATATTCGGTATATAGCAGATCGTAGGCTTATATCTATGGGTATGAAAGGTATCTTCAAAGTAAAAACTAATCCACTACCTTGGGTAGAGACTATGATCAACGCTCCTACTCATACAAACTTCTTTGAGAACAGAGCTACAGACTACGCTAAAGGTGCATTACAAGGAGATTGGTCAGATGTTTGGGCAAACTAAAGAACACTTACAAGAAGTAAAAATGTCTTATTGGAAACACTTTTGGTTTGCATTAAGTATGATTCCTTATCTATTTTTTGCTATGATATTTTCAATAATACATGCAATAGTGCCGGGACTTTTTTCAGAAACTACAAGTGCTATTATTGATGAGTTAAGATTTAAACTATCTAAAAATAAAATAGCTGATACAGTGCCAAGTAAAAAAAGTTCTTGACAAATGGGTTATAATATAGTATAATATATGGGTGATGCTAATAATAGATCACATTAACTAAGCTTAATAAAGGAGTTAATTATGTTTCCATATACAGATTCAATGGTAAAAAACTTTTTAGAAAACTCAATAGGATTTGATAGTCTGTTATACGGTCTGAAAGAGCAGACCACTCAGTATCCACCTTATGATATTGTTAAACACTCTGATACTTCCTATGAGATTACACTAGCACTTGCTGGTCTTTCTAAAGAAGACATTTCTGTAATACAAGAAAAAAATAATGTTACTATATCTAATAATAAAAAAGTAGATGATGTAGGTGCTACTGTAGATAAAAAATATATACATAAAGGTATTGCTAAAAGACCATTTACAAAGAAGTTCTCACTACTACAAAATGCCATTGTAAGTGATGTATCTTTTGAGGATGGTCTGTTAACATTACACATTAACATTGTAGTTCCTGAAGAAGAGAAACCCAAACAAATAGAAATACAATAGAACTATGGAGGGGTGGGTAAAACCACCTCTCTTTTTCTGGAGAAACCATGAGAAAAGCACCTAACACAGTTTACATAGGCTATGATCCTAAAGAACAAGTAGCCTATGATGTTTTAAAATTTACGATAGAACGTATCTCTGTTGAGAATGTTCGTATAGTTCCTATAAAAAAAGATATTTTAGAACTTAATGGTATGTATACAAGGACATATACTACTGTTGATGGACAACAGATAGATGATATAGATAAAAAACCTTTTTCTAGTGAGTTTAGTTTTACACGTTTTCTTGTACCAGCCATGAACATGTATGAGGGTTGGGCATTATACATGGACTGTGACATGTATCCACGTATAGATATTAATAATTTATTTGAAGAATATAATTTAGACTATTATCCTTTATATTGTGTAAAACATAAATATGAACCGGGTGATGGTTTTAAAATGGATGGCAGAGTTCAACAAAACTATCGTAGAAAAAACTGGTCTAGTTTTATTCTTTGGAATTGTAGTCATCCTCTCAATAAAAATTTAACACCAGAAGTTGTTAATACTCAGACAGGCCAGTGGCTTCATGCTTTTGGTTGGTTGCCAGACAAAGAAGCTGACATTGGTTCTATACACGAAGAATGGAACTGGTTAGACAACCACTCACCTGAAGAGATTGAAGCTAAGAATGTACACTTTACTACAGGTGGTCCTTGGTTTAAAGGATGGACTTCTAGTAGAAAAATTGATGGTCAGTATGCAGCAGAATGGAACGCTGATTACACTTACCTTGCAGGAACAGGACAGATAAAACCTTATGAAATATAAAGTAGTTACATGTTTTGATGAAACATTACTAAAACTTAATGGATCAAAACTAATAGAGCAGTTTGCCTCAAGCTGGCAACCTAGCATAGATTTTCATTGTTATTATTATAATTTAGATTTATCTAATTATTCTTTACCTAAGAAAAAGAATATTTATTATCATAATCTAAATGATATAGATGGCTTCTCTGAGTTTATGGAGCGTAATAAAACTCATGATGGTACAGAGGGTGGTAGTGTTCAGTATAATTCTATCATTGATGTTACATCAGAGGGACCAAAAGTATTTGCCATAAGTGAAGAGGCATTTAAAGATAACGACTCTTGGTTGTTTTGGTTAGATGCTAACTGCTGCACAGTAAGAGACATAAGATTAAATAGTTTAAAAGCTATCTTTAGTGATGACTCTAATGCATTGTCCCTAGCTTTAGTTGAGCATAGAAATCATTTTGCTGGTTTTAATTTACAAAGCCAATCTGTTGTAGAACTTCTTGCAGACGTAAAAGGAGCGTATATTACAGATAGATTTACAGATTATAGAGAGTGGGGATTTAACTTTATACTAGGTTCAATACTACCTCTCTACCAAGCACGAGGTTTAAATTATAAATTATTTACAGAAAATGGTATTAGTGTATTAAATAATTTATTCGTAGATTTACGTGACCCTGCATCTAGAAAACTTAGAGATGCAAAAGGTAATAGAATAGTTCCTCTATCTGATAAAGAAACATCACCAGATATCTTACCGGGAAGATACAAACAACTTGCAGATATAGTTAGGCACTACAAACCACAGACTATCTTAGAGACAGGAACATGGAATGGCGGTAGAGCTATAGAGATGTCTCTTGCTGCTTTTGAAAAGTCAGATAAAGTTCACTACATTGGTTATGATTTATTTGAAGATGCTACACCAGAGATAGATCAAGAAGAGTTTAACTCTAAAGCTCACAATACTTTAGCTGCTGTTGAAGCTAGACTAACAGAGTTTCAAGAGTTTGTTAAAAAAGAAAGACAAAAAGATTTTAGTTTTGAGTTAACTAAGGGTAATGTTAAAGATGTACTCAATATTAAAGCAGATAATGATATTGATTTTGCTCTCATTGGTAGTGGTAATAGCTTCAATACTGTAGAGTATGAATATAATACTTTAAAAGATATACCTGTTGTTGTTGCAGATCATTACTTTACAAAAGATGAAGCAGAAGAAATACCACCTGATGCCTATCAAGGTGTCAACCAAGTATTTAAAGCTGTCCCTACAAAAAAAGTAGAGACAGATGAAGTACCAGACGTAGATGGATGGGTTACATTTGATGATGCAGCTACCACTAGAAAATATGTGCTTCCCTCTAGTGATAGAGTTCTTGGCGGTGGCACTACACACTTAGCTGTATTCTTACATGATCCTGATTTAAAAGATCTTCCAGAAGATGTTAAACGTGTTCCTATCGTAGTTCATCCTAGAGATTGTGTACCTAAAGATTATATTGTAAGTAATATACAAACCAATATAAAAATGATAGGAGAAGACAACTGGGTATCTAAACACCCTCCTCATAGAGAAGTGGGTATTGTTGTATCTGCTGGCCCCTACTTAGATTGTGTAGCTCTAAAAGAGTTTATGCACACATATTTAGCAAGAGGTATTAGACCTAAAATACTAGCTGTTAAACATGCTTATCCTACTCTATTAAAGAATGGCATAATACCGTGGGGATGTATTGTTCTAGATCCTCGTTCAATAGAAGGTAAGAGCACACACAATATTGTGCGTAAAGATTTGTTTAAAGATATAAATAAAGAAACTTTATTCTTTGTTGCCTCTATGACAGATCCCTCTGTTACTAAACATATTAGAGATGGTAATGGTAAAATATGGGGATGGCATGCTTTTACAGACTTCATGAGACAAGAACAAGAACGAGGCACACAGATAATAAATCAAACTGTGCAGCTTAACGAAGAGTTAGGTATACCGCAAGGTGCTACATTAATTACAGGTGGCACTTGTGCGGCTATGCGTGGTATTGGCTTAATGCACACGATGGGCTTTAGAGAGATACATCTCTTTGGCTTTGATTGCTGTCGTGAAGAACCAACAGCAGAAGAAAAGACAGAAACTACAGGTGATATAGAGGGTGGTGAAACACCTAAACCTAAATATATACAGGTCAATGTAGGAGACGTTACTTACTGGACTACAGGTGAGCTTTTAGCTATGGCGCAAGACTGTGAAAAAGTATTTGATGATCCCGGTCTTGACGGTGTATTAGAGTTTCATGGTGAAAATACAATGATATCAGCCTTGTGGGATATTAAACAAAGTAAGGAGAAGCGTCCAGCGTTTAAAGATTATTATGATTGAATATAATGAAGAATATAGTAGAGATAATACATCTCAAAGATATAAAGATCTACTAAAAGAATATGAAAAGTTACATGCATATAGTGAAGGTATGTTTAACGGTAGAAGTTTAGTAAGATTTGCTGGACCACTTGAACAAATAATTAACAAACATAAGTGTGAAACACTGCTAGATTATGGTTGTGGTAAAGGACATCCTTACACAGATAAGTTTCATACAGTTCCTGACTCTGATTTCTTAGATAAACCAATACATGAGTTTTGGGGTATAAAAGATATCACTTTGTATGATCCCGGTGAAGAAGAACATAGTAAGTTACCAACTGGTGTTTATGATATTGTAATATGCACTGATGTTTTAGAACATGTGCCACATCAAGATCTTACTTGGGTTATTGATGAGATATTTAAATACTCTACAAACGTAGTATTTCTTAACATATGTTGTCTACCTGCTATGAAACATTTCCCTAATGGTGAGAATGTTCATGTATCATTATATCCTGTTGAAGAATGGCTGCAATTTATTGCTAGATTATCTATGGATTATCCATATCTAACTATCTATGTTTATGCAGATGATGAAGATAATGATAAGAAGCGTTTAAATGCTTATAAAATAATACCAAGACCTACAATTATACCATTAAAAACTAAGCCTAAAAAAGAATGACTGTATTAAGATACAATAGATTTTATTATGATCCTCTACCTAGTAATGTTAAGATAAAAAAGAGTGACATACACGGATATGGTATCTTTGCAAAAGAAGATATTAAATCTAAAACAGATTTAGGATCTACACATATTAAATATCCCATGATTGTAGGCTATGTAAGAACCCCTATGGGTGGTTTTATAAATCACTCAGAGAAACCAAACTGTCATTTAATTATATCTCAAGATTGGGATGACTTTATAATTTATAACGTAGTAACACATAAAAAAATATTAAAAGATGAAGAAATACTTTTAGACTATGAAGTGTAAGGAGTAACATAATGTTAGGACTAGCAGATAGTGTTATAGGTGTAGCTGGTAAAGTTCTTGATAAGTTTGTAGAAGACAAAGACCTCAAGACTAAACTAGAGGCTGAACTAAAACAACAGATGATTAGCCTTGATCTTGCTCAAACACAAGCTAATATAGAGCAAGCTAAACACCCTTCTATCTTTGTAGCCGGAGCTAGACCTGCCATCATGTGGATATGTGCTCTAGGTCTTGGTTGGCAGTTTATTCTTGCACCTATATCTTCATGGATTATTATAACTTGGTATCCTACAGTAACATTACCTATGTTAGAAACAGGAGAACTAACAAGTCTTGTTCTTGCTCTTCTTGGTCTTGGCGGTATGCGTACAGCAGAGAAGTGGAAAGGTGTCCAAAGAGATAATATGAAACAATGAAAGCAGGTAAAGTCTGGGGTCAAACATCTACCATATTTCAAAATGGTGTATTTGAATTTCACCACATTATATTTAATAAAGGTAGTAAATGTAGTAAACATAAACACAAATATAAGTGGAATGGTTTCTATGTAACTAAAGGTCAGCTTATTATCAGAGTATGGAAGAATGACTATGATCTTGTAGATGAAACTATTCTAAATAAAGGTGAATGGACAACAGTAAAACCCGGAGAATATCACCAGTTTGAAGCTATATCAGATGGTGAGGCTCTTGAATTATATTGGGCAGAGTTTGATCATAATGATATTGAACGTGAGACAGTAGGAGAATCTAGTGGCTCTTAATGAAAAGCAAGAGAAGTTTGCACAGTCCTACATATTACATCGTAATGCTACAGAAGCTGCAAAGAATGCTGGTTATGCTCCTGACTCAGCAGCTAATCAGGGCTACCGTCTCATGCAGAATCAAGAGGTTGTTGATAGAGTTCACGAACTAGAGCAACAACTTGAAACAGATGTAGATGTTATAGGTGAATTAGAAAAGCAGTATGAGTTTGCTAAAAACAACGGTCACTCAAATAGTGCGCTCAAAGCGTTAGAATTATTATCTAGAATACGTGGTGCTAATAGTGATGTCAATTCGGGGTTAGATAAAGACACACTAGAAACAGCTATTGTTGGATGTCTTAATACATTAGGAGAAGATAAAGTTATTAATCTATTACAGAAGTGTGACTTTGCAAGTAACATATTTGAAGAGGGGGATATAGAAGAAGATGCCAAGGAAATGGAAGGTGTATGATTCTGATGGTAATATAGTTATTATTACTACATATAAAGAAGCTGCACTATATATGTTAAAAAAGTTAAAGGGTAAGAAAAAAAGAGGAGCAAAGCTGACCGCTGAGAATTAATATGAAACTTTGTATTTATTGTAATAATGATTTTGCTACAGATTTAGATCATACTATACCTTATTCTTTTTATTCATTAAACTATAAAGGTGGTAGAAAAAAAGCATCTCATAATGATCCAGTTCCTATGGTAGATTCTTGCCGTGAATGTAATATTATGCTTTCTAATAAATTAATTCCAGACATAGATGATAGAAAAAAATTTTTATTAAATAAATATAAAAAAAGATATAAAAAACTATTATCTACACCTCACTGGGATGAGGAAGATTTGAAAGAATTAGATAAAGATTTAAGAAATAAAATTATTTATGACTTCAAGATAAAAAAGTGGGTAGAAGAAAAAATAAAATTTTTATCTCTTACTGCCTAACTTACCTGCCTGATAAGCAGCAGCACCAAAGTAAGCTGCAATTAAACCTGATAAGGCTAGATAAGCCATCTCCATAACATTATTATTACCATAACGATCTGGTACAATTATAATAGCTATAGTCATAGCAAGTAACATTCCCATCACAAGCCAAGCCATACGTCTTCTATTAGTCTGATATACAGATTTATCTGGTATCATATCTTCTTTTTTATCTTCACTCATAATAGACTCCCTATTCTGTAGGTATATTTAGATATACCACTGTACCTATCACTATTATTACAGCAGCAAATAAAGTTATTAAAGCAGCTAGTCCAATGTTTTTTATTTTCTCTAATCTCTGAGCTTGTTTTTTTGCTGCATTTTGCTTTGCTTTTTTTAATTCAAGTCTTGCTTCTCTCTCCAGAGCTAGAAATTGTTGCCAACTACCCGGAGTTCCATAGAGTTGCATAAACTCACGAAGCTCTTCTCTTTGTCTTTGTACAGTCTGAGTATGTAACAGACGCTTCATGGCAGTCTCTGAACTAGAACTGCCCATTAGTTTTGTTCTATTGTTTTCTTCTTGTACTTGTGAACAGCCTTTAGCCCAATCAGTTAGCTGCTTACCACAATCTGCAACTGTTCTACCATTCTGAAGAAGTTGTTTTACTTCTTTAAATGCTTTGTTAGCTAACGCTATGCCACTAATAACTGTGACCGGATCAACCAAAATTACCCCTCAATCTATCAACTCATACAAATATCTCTTTTGTACTGTTTGATTTACCAACTTCTACTTCTTGACCATACCTATCATACAATGTGGTGGAGGACTCAGATACTCTTACAACAGGACCATCCATTGTATATTTACGTGTTATGTAAGTAAGTTCATCTCCACCAGATTGTATTGTATGTCGTGTGTATACTTCTATGGGAGCCATGCTCATGCCCATAATATGTGATTGTACAGGCTCCACTACTTGTAACTCCACACTGTAGGTCTAGGACTACGATCTGAGTCATCCATATCATCTATATGAATAAATCTTTTATTATGTGCTCCACGTTGAGCTACACCTATACCTGTAAATTTATGCTCTATTGCTAATCTAATAAGATCATAAGCATCTGATCCTGTTACAGCTACATCTACTGCACGTCCTTGTACATGTGCTGAATTAGGAGAGCCACCTATTGCACTGTTGTGTGCTTGACTTCTATAACCTGATGTGATAATCATTGGTCTATCATAACACTCACGAAGACACTCTAATTTTTCCATGAACTTTTCGTCCATTAAACACTCATCTGTACCTTTACATCTCATTTCTTTTTCTGTAAAGTAAGTCCAATGTGTTGACATTATCTACAAATCCTTTCCATCATATTATCTAGTTTAGTTTCAAGTTTATCAAAACGATCTATAAGTTTTTCTATATCTCGTTCAACTTCATCTTTACGTGCATACTCTTTTGCTATCTCTTCTCTAGTCTTACTAACTAATATACGTGCCTCATCTAGTTTTGTATTCACACCACGTATCCACCATATTACCATACCAGCAAATCCGCTAAGTATAAGATTCCATATCATTGCACTTTCTGGCATCACTCTTCTCCAATCACTAAATCAGGTGGATCTAATCTTAAATCTCTACCACGATAGAATTTTTCTACATCTAATAAACTTCTTCTTAAAGTATTTATTTCTCCAGAAAAATTTCTATTAGTTTTATTTCTAAGATTATTTAATAAATCTCTAAAATATTTTGAATCTTGACTTATTTGCCTTATAGCATATCTACCATTAAATATTGAAGCTAATTCTTTTTGAGAGGGTATTGCTCTACCTAAATCAATATTATTCTTAAATAATCTTAAAGCTTTATTTTTAGGTAAAAAATATCTAAGATCACCGTATAGTTTAGAAAGACCTTGTTGAAAAGCATACTGATCTTTTTGAGCTTCATCATAGTCTTTTAAGATAGGAGCTAAATCATAAACTGCGGTTGGATCATTTAATTTATTTTTTAAACCCTTGTTAAAATCAGACCAATTACTATTAGCATTATTACTTAATTGTCTTAATGCAAAACCAGTAGCTTTAGTTAAATCTATTTTCTCTTCTTTAAGTCCAGGTAATGCAATACCATTCATATCTAAAAGATCAGCAATACCTTCTGCTCTTTGAGGAGTTTCTCCATAGTATCGAGGATTTAAAAACTTATCTATATCATAAAGAGAACTATCTTTATTATCTAATGCACCAGAATCTATAACCATATCTCTTGCAAGTTTTATAAATCCGGGTTCAATAGCTTTTACAACACCACGTAAAACATCTATATCACCAGTTTTTACATAGCTTAATAAACCTTGTGCTCCATCTAGTGCAAGTGACTGACTAACAAAAGGTTCAAGAAGTTTTACTCCAGAAGTAAGTATTTGTTTATCTAAATCTTTAGATACATCTTCTCCTCTAGATGCTTTTAATATAAAAGGAACTACTAGACTAGCTATATGAGAATCTGCATTAAGATAACTTAAATCTCTTATATAAGGATTACCATCTTTGTCTACTCTAGTTACAACAATAGCATTATCTCTTTGATACTCTGGTAGTATGTATTGTCTTAAATTTTCTAATATTTCAGATGTTCCTAACGCTTCATTTGTAAGTAAGGCGGCACTATATACTGCTCCTTGGGCTGCATTAAATTGTAATAATCTTGCTGCCGCAGATTTTTGTAACTCTTTATTATTTGTTTCAAATCCTAAGTTTAAATCATCAGCAGCAGTTTTAAATAACTGATAAGTATTTCTTAAACGCTCTGCTGGATACGCAGTAAACGTACCAATAATAGGCACTGCTCTTAGTTTTTCTAATATTAGAGGAATACGATCATATATAGGAGTTAAGTTTGCTGTTCTTATTGCTGCTCTTTCTTTAATATAATCTTCTTTTGTTACTGGTCCATCTATATTATATTCACGTTTAAAGTTTGTTAGTAACTCATTTTGTTTTTCAGGTGTAAATGCATCAAATATTTTACCTTCTTTTATTTTTTCATTTTTATAGACTCCAAACTTAAATATATCATCGTTAGCTTGATAAATTTCTCTTGCTTTTTTTCCGGGTTTACCTAAGAACAATAATTTAGAAGCTATACTTCTATCACCTGTAGTATCTGCAATATCTTGTATTCTGTTTACTGCTTGATTTAAATCAATATTAGAACCTTGTAAACCTTGTTGTTGAAACTCAGTCCACTCTTTTACAAATTTTTCTGATTTTTCTTTATTAGTTAAATTAGTATAAGATTTAATACCACCAGCTTTAATACCATCATATATGCCTTTAATATTACCACTAGAGGCAGCATATCCCATTGCTCCAAGAAAGTTTCTTGCTTGAGCTAAAGGACTATAAACAGTTTTACCTGCTTTAGCAAAAGTTTGTGTTCCTATAAAAGTTCTATATGCAGCCCCAACAGCATCATCTCTATTTAAAATATCTCTAGCAAATATATTATCATCAAATAATTCTTTTAATTTACTAGCATGATTTTTTTCTATATAAATATCTTTTAAATCTTTTTCAATAAAACCTCTAGGTAATTGAAAAACAGATGTTGCTTTTTCACCGGGTTTAGAACTATCTATAAGACGTACAACTTCTTTACCATCAAATTTTTGAGAAGCTTCTCCTGCACTTTTAGCACGTATGCCTAAATTTTTATTAAGTGCATCAGCACCTATATCTGAAGCTAGGTTTGTTCGAGAGGCTGCTTCTGTTATACCATTTATACTATCTAATATACGAAAAGCTGGAGTATTATTATAACCAATTATTGTCTTTACCGAATCAGGTATATCACCCTCTGGTGCTTTTTTTTCAAATGGACCTTTTAATGTTCTTTTTGCTCTAGAAGGTGTATATAATTCTTTTATTTTATCTAGTAATACTTTATTAGTTGCCTCTTCAGACATAGCTATATTACCATCTTTATCTAATATTTTATCAGCAATACTTTTGTATGTATCTTTATCCTTATTTAAGATAACTGTTGCTTTATAATCTTCAATTATATTAGGATTCTTTTCTAAGAACTTTTTAAAAGGTTCTCTTGTTAGGGCAAAGTATGAATCAGCTACGTTACGAGCATAGTTAGAATTATCTCCAAATATTTTTTCTTTAACTTTATTTGGTAATTTAGATTCAGAGGCATACTTAGTTGTCTCATCTATAAGACTTCTAAAGTTTGTAACCTGTTGATAAGTCTCAGGCGCATTTGTTCTTAATATATCTAATGCTTCAGCATCATTTTCTAAAGCTCTATTTTGAATATCAACATCAACATTTTCTTTTTCAGATGCTTTAGCAAATTGTTCTTGTATTTCAGAGGCTCTATCTGAGAATGGTTTAATCTCACCAGTTCTTCTTTCAGCTAAACGTCTAGTTGAGTCTTTAAGATTGGCAGTAGGTAAAAAGTTTTTAGCTAAAAAATTTGATGCAGTCTTAGCAGCTTCACTATTATCAATAAGTTTACCAACTGAATCTTTAGCACCACCTATTGCTAAACTCCCTGTCACACCAACAGCAGGAGATATAAGTCCTTCTGCTAAACCTTGTAATGCAGCACGACCAAAATCTATACCACCTATATCTAAAATAGAATCTCTTTCTAAGCCTATATCTTTTTCAACATCTTGAGCAATAATACTTTGAGCCGCACCACCTGCTCCTGCAATACCTCCTTCAACAGCTAAACTGTATTGAACAGGTTTAGTTGTAAGAGCTTTTACTCTAGATTTAAGTGCTGACCTAACTCCTTGTTTTGCTAACTCTTTTGCTCCCATAACAGCAGCACCTCCAGAACCTAATGTAAAGGCTGAAGCAATGGCTGCTACAAAGTTAGTGGGGTCAGTTGCACCAGCTAATAGATAATCTGTTAAAGCAGCACCCATTGGTGCTCCACCTTCCTGAAAGAAGGTTGGCATTTGTTCTACTTGTTCTAGAGAATATCTTAATAATTGTTTACGATCTTCATCTAGATCTTTCATATCTTGACCAGTATTATACGTAGAAAGTATATTAGTATCAAAATATCTTTTCTTAGTTAAGAAAGTATCTAGAATATCTTTAGGATCATAAGCAACATTTTCTCCTAATCCTTGTAAGACATGATATGTAGAATCAATAAAATCTTTATTTTCTAATAACCCATCATAAGTTATTTTAGGTTCAGACATTATAATGTACCTTATGGTTTAGCTTTAGGTGATGCTTGTTTGACTGTTACTTTAGGCAATAAATTTTTTACTGATTGTGGACCACCACCAATTCTACTCATTCCAGAGAGAGCTAATCTATCTTCAAGAAGAGGTTGTAATATTGAGCGCATTTGAGGATATTTGTCATAAAATGCTTTTACTGCCCCTTCACCACCCTGACTTAAAATTGGTTCTAAATCTTTTATTATTTTTGCTGCATCTTTAGCATCTAGTAATCCTTTTCTACGAGCTTTAGCTACCTCTGCTCTAGCTTTTAATAAAGCTGATTGACTTGCTATGCTTGTAGTCATATCAGCAATATCTTGTTTAGCTGCTGCTTCTTCTTTCTCAGAAATAGCAACATCGGCTGCTGATTTTCCTTTTATTGATTTACCTAAAAATGCATCAAGAGTTGGTAGGATTCCTCCTGTCTCTAAAGCTGCTTTTCTTGCAGCATCAAATGCTTCTATTCTAGTAGCTCTTGCAAGTGCTTCTTTTTGTTTTTTAATAGCTGCTTTTCTAGCCTCTTTTCCTCTAGCTATAGCTTCTCTTTGTGCTTTTGCAGTTTCAACTAGAGATCCTAAACCAAGATCAAAAGTGCTTTTTTGTTTTTGATTAAACAATACATTTTGTATTGGTGCAGAACCTCCTCCTGCCATCTCATCTTCTAATCCTTGTTCATCTATAAGTTGTTGTTGTCTACTTATAAGTTGAGCTAAATTACCACCACCTAGAGATTTTCTAACTACAGGTAATCCACCTAAACCACGCACATTACCACCTGTTGCACCAAAGAATGGTTTAGAAATATTTTTAGCTAAATTGGGAAGACTAAATCCACCTTTAGTTCCACCACCACCCAATCCATATAGTTGTAGTCCGGTAAGACCAGCACTAAGTAACTGACCAGTTCTAGATCCTGCTGGACCCATCGTAGTTTTTGTTGTATCAGGCGTTCGTAAAAATGGATTACCATAAACAAAACTAGAGTATTGAGCAAGAGCTTGTTTAGGAAATTCTTTTTCTTCTAAATAATCAGAAAATTCTTTGTCTAATAATCTTTGACTTTCTGCTCTTTCAGCTTGTCCTAAGTCTTGTAATAATCCAGCTTCAGCAAGACCAACATTAAATTCATCTAAACCAAACTTTTGTATATCAGCGGCCCTTTGTCTACCAAGTTGATCGGCTATAGTAAACTGTCTAAATGCATCTTCATAAGCTTTTTGTGATCCGGCAGCTTGTATATCTGCTAATGTTTGTGCTTGTCCTGTACCAAGAAGGGCAGCTTGAACACCAGCACGACTACCAAGACCAGATAATCCTCCAGCAGCTATAGCTTGTTTTTCAAACTCTGGCATAATTCTTTGTTCAAAATCTTCTTGAGCTTTTCTTTTTTGTACATCAACAACTGCTTGTTGATAAGGACTCATAAATTTTTCAGCAATATCTGACGTAAATTCAGTAGGCAGTCCTCTTATTAATTCTTCAGCTTCTTCTCTTCTAGAATCTTGTATGCCAACTAAGCCTTTTAATTTTTCAATAGCATCAAGTTCTAATTGATCACGAGGAGCAATAGTCTCTCCTTCATATGGCAGATATGGTTCTTCCTTATCTAAAGCATATTGTTCTTGAGCTTCTTTTAAAACCTCTTTAACATAAGGTGCAAGCTCTTCAGGTAACTTTGAGACTGTTTTTACAGTTGACGTGGGGCTTGTTTTAGTTCTACCAAATATAAAATCTAACATGTTACTATCCTATTGCTGATCTCAATGAAGCTAATCCATTTATTTGTTTTGGCTGTTTAGTTGTACCAAAAGCTTTCTGTCGTATTTCTTTTACTACTTTATCCATCACGTCTGCACCTGCATCTGCACTACCATTGCCAAGAGCAGACATTGTATGTGCATCTACAATATATTCATCTGGACTTACAGCAAGTCTTGCTACCTGTTTACCTTTTTCTATTATAGGCATTTGTATATTATCTTGCATACCATGTCCCTCGCCGGGAACAGGACCACTACCAAAACTAACAACCATCCCCTCTGTACCAGCTTTTGCTTGCATAGTGGGTTGCTGTTGCATACGCATCATAGCAAGTGTATCCAAAGAAGATCCAGAATCTAAAGCTCTTTTGACATTTTCTACGCCAGCAACTCTTGTAGGATCAGAGGGCATAACATTCATTGATCTTTGACTTGGATCTTGTTGTAGCATTGGCATAGCTTGTTCCATGCCTTGAATAACATCTTCTTGTGTTATAGGTTTAATAGCTTGTGATGTTTTTTCAAATTCTTCTGTTGTAACTCCTGCTCTTTTTAACAGGTTGTCCATTGCAACAACACCAGCAGTATTTAAAATATCTTTAGGTATTGCCATCTAACCCACCTTTAAAATTATTGTCCATCATACTATTATAACTTAATTTTTTCATTTTCACAAATTCTTGTTTTTGATCAAGCCTATATCTATTAGGATCAATAGCTTGTCCAGTATTTAAATTACCTAATAGAGTACTATTATTAATGAGGTTTATATGATCTATTAATTTAGACATTAGTTTAAATCTTGCCATGAAGTTTCTGCACCAAGACTAACATATCCTTTAAACTTACCTGAACTTACTGAATATGCTATGTCACCTTTTTGTGGGCGACCTATCTGAGTTACTGTTGTTACAGTAAAAACAGTTGATGCCGCCGCATTATCTATATCTAAATCTCTTGCATCTAACTCTTGAATTAAAACATCTCCCCATGTTCTTACTTGATTATACATATCTACCAAGTCTTCATTTGTTAGTGCAAAAGGTAAAATAGGATATGTTGCCATTATCTCTCACCATCACCTTGTAATGCTAGACGAACTGATCCCCATCTCCAACTAGCATTATTTGATGCACAAGATACCCTAATTTTAGCTTGCCTTCCTCTAGCTCTTATATCAATTTTTTCTGTATTACTAAATATATCAAACTCTTTTGTAGTCTGTTCTGTGCTTTCAGGATATTTCTTTGTTATTATTTTAAATTTAATTTGTCCCCCTGATAGATCATAGTCAGGAATAATCTTATTCATAAACATAACCTGATTACCATCATTAATATCAAAGTCACCAGACTCTACAAAAGATGTTAATGTTTCTTCACTACCTGTAAATATACCCGGTGGTTCATTATTATAAATATTATTTCCAGCTACAGTTACGCCAGTTGTTATAGTATTTCCAAATACACTACGATCAGTAAATGTAGTAAATATCATTTCACCGTATACCCAATATCTTTCTTCTGGATTATAAATAACGTACTTATTACATTCTGTATTACCATTAGAAACATAGAGCCATATTATTTCTCTAAACTCAGAATTAATACCACAGTAAACTTTATCATAATAAGATGTATTAAGATCATCAAATATAAATCTACGAACCGTACAATCTAAAACTTGCACCGCACCAGAATAAACATAAAAATTATCATAACCCATCCAATATGTAGTGCCGTTATAATCTATAGCTGCATGTTGCCCTATAAGTCCACAGTTAGTTCCTACTTGTTGAAACTTAAATACAAAAGCACCACCAACAAATTGCATAAGCCAAAGAGCATTATCTGTCCAAATATTAATAGCATTTCTTGCACGAACAGCACCAACTATTCTAGTTCCATCTGTTAATACAACCTCACCAGAATCTGTTGCAGCAGTTGGATTCCATTCATTTCTATCATCTTGATCAGACCAACGAACAAGCATAGGATCAAATGTACCACTAACTGTAGCAGTAGCTTCAAATCTATTTGTACCAAGACAAATAAGATGCCTATCATTAGGAGACACAATAATAGAGTTTGTGCTTACAGGTGATGTTGTAACAGAAGTAGCTCTTGTTGGTTCTGTACTTGCATCAGAATCATAGTAAAATAATCCACCACCTTTTCTATTAGCTACAACATCATTACCCCAGTTATCAAAACTCCACTGTGATATATCTAAAACTATCTCAGTAGCACTAGCTGATGCAGGTTGATTCCATCCTCTTGTTTTAGCTGCTGCTCCACCACCTGTTTGTGGATATACAAGAGCAGTCATGTTTATATTAGATGTAGTGTCTCCTGATGCAGATGCTGCTGTATTTACACTAACAATTATCTGTGTTCCATTAACAGATACAATAGTAAATTGAGGACCACCAATATCTACACTATTATCTGTTGGCTTTGTTAAAACTAAATTACCACCTACAGTAACAGGAGTTACATTAGTGGTAGTTGGTACGAAATATACAAAATCATTTGCCACACCTCCATGTGCAGCCGCACAAGATATTGTAACTAATGTATTACCACCAGTTGTAGTTATTTTACTAATACCCACAGATGTAGGCTCTGCTGCATTATAAGATCCAGCCGCCCAACCTAAACCTGCCGCCGCTATAGAATTACCTGTTGGTATATAATAATTAAATGTCGCACTTCCCACATCACTACCAGTTGCATTAGCAGCGGTTGTTACATTAATTGTAAAAGCATTTGCACTTTCAACAGATACAACTTGATATATATTACCTTGTAAACTTACAGCATTAAATGCTGCTGAAGATGTAAATAAAACATAGTCTCCTACTACTCTACCATGTGCATTGTCAGAACAACAAACTCTAACTTCACCAGAACTTGTACCAAAACAATTTGTTAAAGTAGTTTTTTCTGTTATAGGTGTTATATCATATAACTCATCTGATTCATGAATATAAACTTTTTCAGGTGTGCCAAATATTGCAGTAGGAATATTACTAGCAGGTTTCCATGCTAATAGTGCTCTAGCTGATCCATCAAATTTATCTCCCCCTGCTCTTGTTTCATAGCCTCGCATGTTTTCAGGCTTGCCTTCACGAAACCTAACACGGTTTCCATCAAACCACTTACCCTCTTCTGCATATTGGGTAGATTCTCTATGAAAACCCGGAGCTAGTTTAAATGTTTGTAATTGTGCCATATTATGTCTTAATAATATACGTTAGTACAAGAGTAGGTTGTACGTTGTTATGTGCTGAACCACTACCAGTAGATCCAGAGGAACCACTCACAGGTGTAGTTCGTGTAAGATCTTGTCTAAATACAGCACCACTAGAAGAATTTTGTGCCGCATCACCACCAGTATTAATTACATAAGATCCTGCTCCATGAGTATGTGCAGCAAGTTGAGCTTCAGTTAGTGTGTGTGTTTCAAGACCACCACCAGCACCAAGAACAGTACCATGCACACCACCTGATTGATTTGTAAGTCTACCAGCTACTTGACCACCCATGCTATCTAGAGCAGCAATAACACGACCACGTAAGTCAGGTAAATTAAATGTGCTTGAACCGTCACCATCACCATATATGCTTGTGATAACTCCAAATAAATCAGAATATGTAGAACGACTTACTGCTTGACCAAAACAAAATAAAAATCCAGAAGGAGCTACAGAAGCAGCGTAAGGTAAAACACACCCAGTTGGAACAGCAACAATACCTGTTAAGTTAGAACCATCACCATGAAATGCAGAGGCACATACTTTAGAACTTACATGCATATTTCCTCCTACAGTTACATCAGATGAGAATGTAGCTGAACCAGTTACAGTTAAAGAACTAAACTCTGTTGGAGCAACATTAAAAACACTTGTCCCATTAGTTATTACAAATTGATTTTCTGTTGGTCTTATTGTAACACCAGTTTGTCCAGCAACTTTTAATATAATGTCTGCACCAGCAGAAGCATAAGATACAGCATTACGTACTACGTAACTTTTAGAATTATTAGGTATAAGAACATTAATAGCACTATGAGTTCCACCTACAGATCCTGTAATTTCAAGAAAAGCAGAACGAGCCTGATCTCCACTACCTTGATTTTGAGTTAGTGTAACATTAGCAGTGCTTCCTACTGTTACGACTGTATAACCAGCAACTGCATCATCAACAAGACTAATAACACCATCATTGAGAACTTGTCCCCAACTATTTGCATTATCTCCGTCACCTTGTTTATTAAGTCTCAGGTTAGTGGTAAAAGTACTAGCCATTTTATTTTTCCTTACTCTTCAAGTTTAGGTTGTGATGCTTTATAAGAAGCTATTACTTCATCAGTCCATACTGCATTAGCTATCGCACTAACTCTTGCAGTTTGTCCATCAAGATTATCACCGGGAACTAAAAAGTGCCTATGAAAGCTACGATTTATTTCTACATCATCTTTTTTAATAACTGTGGCAGTGCGAACTCTCACAATACCATTCTCTACAACTTCAATTTTGTCTACAATTTGTTCTTCTGTAAGTGACATTTTTTATTCCTTTTATTCATTTGTATGATACATTATAGAAAAATATAAATATCTACCTGTTCCTGCTGAGTGTTGCATTGCTACCCATACATTTGCACCTTCAAGAGTTCCATAAAATCTTAGTAATGTTGCTGATGCTATAAATGGAGTAATATTTGCTGTGGTAGAATTAACATTAAAGGTTAGTTGAGACATAACATTACCTGTTGGAATAGTAAGATTTGGATCAAAAGGCATCCCGGTAATTTGAACATGTCCAGCCGCACCTGTTGTGTTTACATTAGTAAAAAGCGCATGACAAAAGACAACATTACCAATTTTAGTATAAGCACCAGTTTGAGTTACAGAAGTGCTTGGACCTGATGTTGAACCATCAAGTGTTGCAGTCCATGAGCCTTGTTCGTAGTCATCAAGGGCGTTGTTTGTAGAGGTATCACCATTAAATGTTATACCACCTCCAGAAAGAAAACGTGCTTTTTCACCACCATTAACATTAAATCTCATGCTATCGCCGTTATGAGCGTAAACAATTTCACCAACAGTATCTGAATCTGGATCACCAAAAGCAATCGTACTATTATAGTTAGTGGCAGCTTTTATAAGTTGTTGAGCATTACCTGTTGATTGAAGTTTAAGCTGATATCCAGCTACGCTTGAGTCGAGACTTGATCCCATATTTACTCTACCAGATGTATCAATACGCATACGCTCTGTGTTTCCAGTTAGAAGTCCAAGAGGTGTTGCACTACCTGTACCATTAACTGTACCAACCCGACCAAGGCTACCTGTATTATCAATTAATGTTCTTGATGGCCCAGCACTAAAGTCTGATGATGCTCCTTTTGAGCCTATTGCTCCATTAACATTTAACGACTCAGTTCCATCAGTAGCATTAATTTGAATCTTTCCACTTACTGATACATCACCTTCAAACTCTGCTTTGCCTGTAGCTAAGAAAGTACCACCTACAGATGTATTACCAGCTATATTAACTGCACCACTTACTGATACAGCATCTTCAAAAGTTGCTGCACCTGCTACAGTTACAGTAGATGCTAAATGTGTTGCACCACCTACACTTAAAGTAGATGCAAGACTAACTGCACCTGCAACCGTTACTGTGCTACCAAAATTAGTAGCACCTCCTACACTTAATGTAGAGGCAAGTGAAACTGCACCTGCTACTGTAACAGTGCCATTAAGTTGAGAAGCACCACCTACAATTAATGCCCCACTAACAGATACATCATCTTCAAATTCAGCTTTACCAGTATTAATTAATGTACCACCTATAGAAACATTACCAACTAAATTAGAGTTACCACTTACAGATATATCACTGTCAAACTCTACCTTATCTCCAAATGTTTTATTAACAAGAGTATTAGTTGTAGATGTCCCTACAAGAGTAACAGTTGTATTAGGAAGAGTAATTGTTATATTACCAGCATAAGAAGCATGAGGTGGAGATCTTAATTCTGCATAGTGAGCATTAGCTGATTCACAATAAAATCTAATATTAGCAGGATCAGATGCACTTGTTTTAATTGTTATACGTCCACCTGATACAGATATTTCACCGCCAACTGTTAAAGCACTTACAGATATATCACCCTCTATAGATGTTGTAATACCAGATAAATTAGACCCATCACCATAATAAGCACTAGCACACACTCTAGCATTTGCTGCTTGTACATTATTACCAGCAATAGTTACAGTACTTAAAAAGTTTGCAGCACCTCCCACACTTAATGTAGAAGCTAGGCTAACTGCACCAGCAATAGTAGTAGTGCCACCAATATTAACATTACCTGATACGGATACATCGTCTTCAAATTCAGCCTTACCTGTTGCTAAAAAAGTACCACCTATAGAAGTATTACCAGTTACATCTAAAGTTGATCCTAAACTTGTAGCTCCTGCTATTGTAACAGTGCTTGCAAAATTAGATGCACCTGCTACACTAAGAGTAGAAGCAAGTGAAACTGCTCCAGCTATTGTTACTGTACTAGCAAAATTAGATGCCCCTGCTACACTTAAAGTAGAAGCTAAACTAACTGCTCCTGCTATTGTAGTAGTTCCACCAATTCTAAGATTACCTGATACTGAAACATCATTTTTAAATGTAGAAGAACCTACTGCATTAAATGTGCCACTTACAGAAACTGCACCTCCAGCATTTATAAATCCAGAAACAGATATATTTGTTGTAACACCTAATTCTGCTTGTATATTAGTTAAATTAGATCCATCACCATGAAATGCAGAAGCACATACTCTAGCATTAGTAGCTTGAATATTTGTACCAGCTATTGTAACTGACCCTCCTACATTTAAACCGCCTGATACAGATACGTCATCTTTAAATTTAGCAAGACCTCCTATACATGCAGAAGTAGCTACATCTAATCTACCACTTATAGAAACATCATTATTAAATGTTGCTTTAGATGTAAATGTACTTGCACCCTCTACATTAAATGTACCACTTACAGATACATTATTATTAAATATAGCTTCGCCTTCTACAGTTACTGTGCTACCAAAATTAGCTGCCCCTGATACAGATACATCATCTTTAAATACAGCTTTACCTTCTACTGTAACTGTAGAACCAAAGTTTGCTGCACCACCTACCGTAACAGTTGATTTTAAATGTGTAGCTCCCACTATAGTTGCAGTGCTAGATACTTGTAATGTACCACCTACTACAGCGTTGCTAACTGATATATTACCTGCTATTACAGCAGTAACACCTGTTATATTTGAACCGTCTCCATAAAATGCAGAAGCACATACTCTGTCATCTACATGAAGATTACTATCAAGAGAAACAGAACCAGTAACTCCTAAAGCACCACTAACTTGTACAGCGTTAGTTGCTACTTTAAGTGCTGTATTAGTGCCATCTCCTGTTTGTATAGGTTTAAGAGATGTATCTACACCTTCATTACTAACAGCAGAACTTACAAGTATAAGCTGTTTATAAGTATTTGAAATAAGTCTTCCTGTTAAATCTGTCATATTAGCTGCCAAAATTTTTCTGTTGAATCATATGTGCTTGTTGCTTGATCCCATGTTAAATTTCTGCCTGTATCATCTGGTCTTGGATTTAGTATTGCAGGATTGTCTCTAACATCGGGTACTTTATTTTGTGGATGATTTTTTAAATCGTATTGTCCTTCATAGTCTTCTGGACATACTAACATACCATAGCTATTTAATCTCATTACACGATGTGGATAAACAAACCCACAAATGTCACACATAGCTAAAGCATTTTTAGTACTTGCCATTAAATATATCCTAACCTTGGAACCACATGCATAGAGGCTCTTTGTCTATCTTCCTGCATAGCTCTTGCAAGAAGTTCTTCATAATTAATTTTTAAAAATTGTATTCTATCTGCTGGAACACCGGGACGTTTCATTGACATATAATAAGAAAGCCCCATTGTTAAACATGGTAAAAATCTTTTAGGCACATCAGCATTTTGTACTGCTGATTTATTTACATCTTGTAATTCTTTTACTAATTCTAATTTAAGAACATCAGTTGAATTATCTGGTAAAGGCCACACACGTAAAACAGGATTATCTCTTTCTCTACGAATAGAGTATTGATTAGGTCTACCTGTTTGTGTTTTATTTGGTATAAGTAAATATTCTTCTGAGCTAATTCTTTCTAGTTGTAAATCTGTATCGTCTCTATTAATAACAACTTCAAGGGCATCTACAGTAGAACTATCTAATGAATATGTGGCAGTGCTTGCTGTTACAGTTAAAGAAGAAACAGATGTACTCCAAAGCATCACACCACGATTCTGCCAATCTTTCAGCATAAGATTAATAGAGCGTCTAGCAGATGCTGGTTCATGACCAAGTGTGCTTTCACCACCAATCATCTCTGTAGCTTCTTGAATAACTTCATCTATATCTAGATTAAAGTTATATGTTCCTGAAACTGCCATTACTTCTTAGTCCTTCTTCTTACAGCTTTCTTTCGCTTCTTGAAAGTCTTGACCATCGTAGGCTTGCCTCCTACTCCTTGTGCCTTTGCTCTCTTCCTTGCAACAGCACTCTTGATCTGACCTTTGGTCATGCGCTTCGCAGTAGCTCTTGGTACGCATTTTGGATATTTCCTCTTGCTAGTTTTAGTAGACTTACGACCACAGGCTTGGAACTTGCCCTTTTTCTTTGGAGCACCAATATCAACCCAATCACCCTTTGGACCTTTTCCAAACCATTCTTTTAAACTCATGCGTACTTACCACCACGTTTTTTATAGGTACGTACTAACCATGCATTTGCGTATGCGCTTGGATATACCTTGAACTTACGTTTAGCCTCTGCCTTTACTCGTGCATAGAGACTAGGATTAGTTGGTCTAGGTGATCCTTTTTTTCTTTTTGTTTTTGGCTTTGCTCTTTTGATTGCCATCTTTTAATACCTTCTTTGCTTGTTTAGCTATT